TTTGCTGGTCCAAATTACTCCGCACCAAGATGGCGCACCACAGACACACAGCCAGAACCAACAGGCAGTGTGTTCCAGCAAACCAACACTCCTAATCAAGGTATGTTGATCCAGGTCAAACGTTACAACAGCACTCTAGGAACATTTGTGTTACAAAGTTCTCCTGTATATGCCAACGATGCCGCCGCAATTTATGCGTTAGATCCAACATCAGGTGGTCAAACAATTCCAGCCGGAACTACTTATGCACAGATTGACCCATACAACAATACCACATCTGGATTGTTAATACTTGAGCGTTTAGCCGCAGGAGCCACAGTTATTACTGGTAGTGATGCTACTCCTGTGTTTGTGACTAATTCTACATTTACGTTAGCCGCTACTCAGCCAGAAACAGCTACAGTAGCTGCCGCTGTGACAGTTACAATTTTAGGTACTACTAGTGCTGATTTTGTAGCTGCTGTCAGTGCCGCCGGAGTTGACAATGTCAGCGCCGCTGTTAACGAAGCAGGCGCAATTTACTTTACACATGCCACAGGTGGCGACATTTACCTAGTTGATGGTGCTAACACACCGCTGGCTGATGCTGGATTCACAACAAGCGTAACAGGTATTCGTCAAACTGATGTCGATGGAAGTGGATTGACACTCAGCAACTGGGTTGGTACACCAACATTTACCTACACAGCTGCTGCAAATCAACCAAACATTGATCCAACAGATGGCACATACTGGTATTACAGTGATGCTACAACAGCTGATATCATGATCCAGAACAACGGTGGCTGGTTTGGCTATCAAAATGTCACAAATGATGTACGTGGGTACGACTTAAGTTTAACCAATGCTGCCGGTCCTATATTCAGTGCCACAGCACCAACTACACAGACTGATGACGCAGAAAGCCCATTGGCCTATGGCGATTTATGGATCGACACAGCAGATCTAGAAAACTATCCAGTGATCAGTCGTTGGCAGAGTGTCAACGGTGAAGACCAGTGGGTCACAATCAGCAATGCTGATCAGACCACAATCAATGGCGTATTATTTGCTGATGCACGTTGGGCACCTAACGGTACAACCAACCCAATCACAGATCCTATTCCGCCAATTGCCACAGGATCAACCCCGTTGATTACCAGCAACTACCTGGACCTTGACGCACCTAATCCAGATTTATATCCAGAAGGCATCTTGCTGTTTAACACACGTAGATCAGGATTTAATGTTAAATCATTCCAGGTCAACTACTTTAACAGCACCAGCTATCCATCACCAGATGTGTTGCCTAGTGAAACTAACGCTTGGGTAACAGCGTCAGGTAATCGTGCAGACGGCAGTCCTAACATGGGTCGTCAAGCTCAACGTACATTAATTGTACAAGCACTGCGAGTGGCCATTGACTCTAGCACACAGCTGCGTGAAAACCAAGCACAGTATAACTTAATTGCTTGCCCACAGTATCCAGAGTTAGCACCCAACATGGTGGTACTCAACAACGATCGTGGTGATACTTCGTTCAGCGTAGTTGACACACCTTTGCGTTTGACCCCAGATGAAGTGGTAACATGGGCAAACAACAACAATGGCCTAGGTCTTGCTACAGGCGACGGCAATTTGGCTACAGGCGATGCTTACAGTGCTGCATTCTATCCAAGTTGCACCACAACAGATCTAACAGGTAATGTGGTAGTCACAGCGCCAAGTCACATGATGTTGCGTACAATTATCCGCAGTGACAGTGTTGCTTATCCCTGGTTTGCACCTGCTGGTTTACGCCGCGGTGTAGTAGACAATGCATTACAGATTGGTTATTTACAAGCTCAAACTGGTGAATTCCAACCATTGGGCGTAAATCAAGGCCTACGTGATGTGTTATATTCTAACAATGTAAATCCAATCACATTCATTCCAGGCACAGGTATTACCAACTTTGGTAACCATACCTTACAAGGTAACGCTACTGCACTAGATCGTATCAACGTGGCACGTTTGGTAGCGTTTATCCGTGGACGTTTGGAGATTATTGGTAATCAATACCTATTTGAGCCAAATGATACAATCACTCGTGCGGCAATTACCAATCAGATTACAGCACTCATGATCGATCTGGTTAACAAGCGTGGCTTGTATGACTACTTGGTGGTTTGTGACCTAACTAACAATACACCGGCTACAATTGACGCCAACGAGTTGTATGTTGACATTGCAATTGAGCCAGTCAAGGCTGTGGAGTTTATCTACATACCAATGCGTATTCAGAACACAGGAACCATTGCTGCCCAAGCCGCAGCGTAATTGATGACCAGACAAATACCCAAATTTTTGTCTGGCACAAACGCCATAAATAAACGTATATCAGGAGAATAAACAAATGGCAACAGCCTCATTAACAAAACTAACAGTACCGTTAGCCAGCGATCAAAGTAGTTCGGCACAAGGTCTGCTGATGCCAAAACTCAAGTATCGCTTTCGCGTTACTTTTTTAGGCCTGGGAGTAACACAACCTACAACAGAATTGACCAAACAGGTCATGGACTTTAGTCGTCCAAGTGTTACATTTGACAATATTGATCTTCCTATCTACAACAGTACAATACGTTTGGCTGGTAAACATTCTTGGACAGACTGTACTTGCACATTACGTGACGACGCAGGCGGTAATGTAGCACGTTTAGTTGGTGAGCAACTGCAAAAGCAATTAGACTTTATGGAACAAAGCAGTGCCGCATCAGGTATTGACTACAAGTTTACCACAGTGTTTGAAGTGTTAGACGGTGGTAACGGTGCCAATGCTCCTATCGCCTTAGAAACTTGGACCATCATGGGTTGCTATCTACAAGGTGTCAACTACGGTGATGCCAACTATGCTACCGGCACAGAGCCAATGACTGTGGCCATGACCATCCGTTATGACAATGCCATGCAGACCACTACTGGTGCTGATGTCGGTGTTGGAGCCGCGATTCCGTTAACGGTCAATAACGTAGCTACAGGTTAATAACCTATGGCTTACTTTGGCCAGGACAGTCTACAATCATTTCCGCCCGACCAAGGGCTGAGAGACTATACCCACGCTAGTAAAACATTTAGATCCAGCGGTTATGATCTCGCGCCACGCACTAAATTTTTATTCTACGTTTATTTTAATCTAAACACCAACATACCAGCGGTAGCCAACCTAGTGTCAGGCGGCAAGAGTAGTACCATTGGCCTCCTAGTTAAAACTGCACAACTACCAGGTTACTCGATTGAAGTGGCCACAATGAATCAGTACAATCGCAAGCGTCTGGTACAGACAAAAATAAATTACAACCCAGCACAGATTGTTTTCAACGACGACGCTAGTGATCTTGTGCGTAACATGTGGTATCAATATTATCAGTATTACTATAGTGATCCTACCTACAAATATGGCAACACTCCCAATCAAAGTGGCGTATTAGGTCAAATTCAAGTGCCAGATGTGTTTGGTGGAGCAAGTTATACTGCCAACGACACATATTCAGCCAGCAGAGGAATACAACACTGGGGCCTTAGTGGCCAAGGGTATAGCAATCCTAGTCTGCAGAGTTTATCTACTTCCTTGTTGACTGGCCCGGCTAGTGGTCAAGAACCATTCTTCCGTGACATCACCATATATGGGATGAATCAAAAGACCTATGCACAGTATACCATGATCAATCCCTTAATTGATAGTTGGGCACATGATACTTACGATTACAGTCAAGGCAACGGTCTAATGACACATACCATGAGTATCAAGTACGAAAATGTCAAGTACTATTCAGGTGCAGTGGGCGGCGCAACACCAAGTGATCCAGTCACAGGATTTGCTGATCCTAGTCATTATGATGTTGCCAAGAGTCCAATTGCTGTACCAGGCAGTACCAATACAGTGATGACTCAAGGAACTATTAAATCTAGTCCTAGTGGCAGCAAACAAGACTTACAAGCACTAGCGCAAGGACAAAATACCCTGCAGAATGTTATTGGTGCTGTAGGGCAAGGCCTAGTGCCCACAGCTTCAGCATTTGCCGGCGCCGCACTAGCAGGAAGTGGCGCATTTACACAAGGAATATTGTCTGGACTTGCTCCAGCATTAGCCGGCGGAACCATAGATGCTGCACGGCAAGCCGCCGGAGCCATTGGTGGATTCTTATTTCCATCACCAAACTATACAACCGATACCGCAGGCAACACATTTAAAGATGGAACGCTATATCGTGCTGCCGAAGTTGACGAAGATGTTGCCCCAGAGGCCACACCTGCGTATAATGCTTACAATGATGCAGGATACTAATCATGGCCTCAGTGAATGCCATCAACAACAAGACTGATTTAACAGTACAAATCTTTGATCGATTCTACGGATATCAACAACAAGTACCTGTAGATGCTTACGATGCTGTGCTGAGTTATTTTAAATCAGTATTTGGCTCACTTGAAGCCGCCGGCAATTTTACTGTGAGCGTGTTTCGTATCAGTCATGCGACTAATATTCCTGTGATGAATCTGCTACAACAATTCCAAGGACAAAGTGCTCCAGAGATTACCCTAACTTTAGCCTACTATCTAAATGGTATTAGAAGTAGAAGCACTCTATTGGGCCTTAATGTACCTACTCAACCCAACTACTACGTCGCCAGAAATATCAGGATTTAACCCATGGCCAATTATCGTCAAGGCGCTTACACTGTAAAGAACACCGCCAAGTATGTGGGTCGTGGCACACCTCGTTATCGTTCTGGCTGGGAACTTACGTTTATGATGTTTTTAGACTGCAATGAAAATGTCCTACAATGGGCAAGTGAGAGTATCAGTATACCCTATCGCAACCCACTTACAGGCAAACAGAGTATGTATGTACCAGACTTTTTGGTAACCTATCGCGGTCCTAACAACACCACCAAGGCCGAGCTGATAGAAATTAAACCCAAAAAACAAAGCCTAGTAGAAAGCAAGATGAATGCCAATGAGCGGGCAATTGTGGCTGTGAATTATGCTAAATGGGATTCGGCGACCAAATGGGCTAAGAAAAATGGCCTTACTTTTAGAGTGATCAACGAAGATCAGATTTATCATCAGGGCAACAAAAAGACCGGTAAATAGGTCATGACTCGTAAATTAGAATCTCTTTTTGATTTTCCTCCCACAAACGAAAGTGTCCAGGAAGAGCCGGCTCTGACCACAGCAGAAACCCGTGCTGCTATTGTGGAAATAGACAACACCATTGACAAAATTGACGCCGCACTGCCAGCCATACGCGATTTGGACGCCAGTGATCGTGAACTAGACGACATTGCCGAAATGGCCAAAGAAAGTTACCAAAATCTTAGCGATCTAGGGTTCAACGTGGACAGTCGCTATGCTAGTGAGCTGTTTGCTGTAGCCAGTACCATGCTGGGCCATGCACTCACAGCCAAGACAACCAAGCTGAACAAGAAATTAAAAATGCTGGATCTACAGATGAAAAAACTCAAACTGGATCAAGATGCGGCTAAAAATGCACCCGAAGATGCTATGGAAACAGCCCATGGACAAGTGCTAAATCGCAACGATTTATTGGAACGATTAATGGCCTCAAGAGACCAAAAAACTGAATAAGCATAAATATCATATAGGAACCTAACCGATGAAAAATTTTCAACAATACCTCGCAGAAAGTGAAAGAACCTAC